TCACAGTCCCCAGTCCACCCCTCTACATTACCTCTACACGCGACGTTTCAAAATGTTAAACATCATCTTAGCTTTGTCTATTGAAATCTCGTGCTTCGCCTCCCCCACTCCGAAATCGAACGTGACCGCCATTACACGTTTTTTAACTTCCACTTGGGCCATTTGGCAATTTCTACCTTTCAAATGGTGCCCTACCTGGGCTGCCATTTTGATGATCATTCATAATGCTTTTCTTTTGCTGTCGTATGTAGAGGGTTATTGTTACCTTGCATATCATGGCCCGCGCTCATTTAAACGATATCCTACTGCTTCTTGTTTATTAGAATGGGGTTATGATTTTCATGTTGAGAACAAAGGTAACGGTTTGTGGCATGCGGTGGATTCATCAGATGTGTTGCTTAGCGAGATACCACTATCTGATGTGGTCGGTGCCACGCGACAGGATTTTGAGAATTTGGCCAATGTTGTACGCGATATTTCTTCACGAATGCCAGTGTCTGGACAGCTGAATGGCCAACTCAGTCGATACGTGGGTTCGACTGCTTTGGAGTTGCCAATCTTCCCACGCCGCCCTCATCTACATGGGTTGCATGCACAGAGACGCAACCGTGGTGATGAGGAGGCAACTTATGGTCATGCCATTACTAGACCAATGAATACTGTTTCGGCCTTGGAGGCTTCGAAAGTGTTGCTTTCTGGTATGGAGGTCTTGGGTTCAACAGAGGAGCGAGCGGCCGTGGCGCTCGATGCCTTCTTTGAAGGTATCGCGACGTCCGTGCCACCATCTTCCCCACAGTACCACCGACTTTTAGCTTTGATAGGTCCTATGCGTTACTCGCCTAGGATTGAGGAGCACAGGGCGGCTGGTACCATTCGACGTGCAGCACTCAATCACGCCATTACAACACTGCAAGGTGCGGTGGTAGGTCTGATATCACCGAGCAAAGCTGAGATGCATGCATTTCCCAATGCAGCGATCTGGGAGTACACCGATGCGTTGGACGCGTCGAGGAGGACAAAGCATTGCGCTCAGTGTAGGATGCCGACGTGTGGGATTCGTGATGCTGCTGCGAGAGCTGGACGTGTGTTACGCACCAATGATTGGCAGCGAGCTGCCGGTCATTTCAAACGTTTTGAAGTCAGCTCCTTGCTCATGATAAATATCGAACCGAATATAGATGCACGCACGATCGTGCAGCTTATGGTGAAGGCAGAGGTGTACAATGCACTTTCTCAGTTTTCAATAGATTGGCGTGCATTGATGGGCCGTAAGGTGTACGACTCGCTCACTGAAATGACTACTGAGTTGGCATTCGGGAAAGTGGTGTCTTCATTTCACGATGGCGGCGATTATGTGCAGGATTTGCAGAAGGTGCGTCAGCTGTTCGCGCCAACTTTTGCGGCGGGTCATTCGCTACGTCGCACCATCATTTTTGGTGACCACGCCTCTCAGTATCATAATTTGACGCTCAGTGCTGGGGGTTGGGCCACTCGATGCTTGCCGTCCTATGAACACTACTACTTTATCAGACTCATCATGCCGGACATGACGCGGCCGGTCGTTTTAGTGGAGAAGAAGGGTTTTGATCGTGTCATGGCCACATACCGAACTCAAGCGATCAAGGATAAGATGGTTGCTCGCATTGTGCTGCGTCAGTCTGTAGTTACGTATTCGATATCAGGCACTCAAGTTACACCACGCATCACGCTTTCGGAAACAGAGGCCCAGGCTCTGGGCACGTGGATAGAAGTGTATTCCGAGGTGCAAGACGCTCTGGCGGAGAATCACGCGGAGGAATTAAGGCCGAAGACCACCGCGGAGACAGTGCGGAAATCGATTTACTCGTCCGTTGCTTGTACCCTCGCAGCCACAACAACTGGGACCATGGCGTTGGGAGCAATGTCGAGCATGGAGGCTTTAATGCGCATCTATCGCACGGATATTGGTCAAATGACATTGGACCAAATGTCTGAGCGTGCCATGGAGGAGCATTTTGGAGCGAAGATTGAACCAGCGTCCTTGATCAATGTAGTTGTGAGTGCCTGGTCGACCCTATACGGCTGGGTGACATCACCTCGCAAATGGCAAACAGCTATAGAGCACGGCTTTCGGGAGTCATGGGCTATCTCGTTTTCGTATGCTGATGTAGTTGGGGTGGCCATAATGTTGGGCATGAGATACTCGATTGACGCCACCAGAGTGTTGGTTGATTGCACCATCACTGTGGCCAGGATCTCTGGCAAACAAGAAGCCGTGAAGAAAATAACAGCATTTCTTGATTATCTAGACTGGTCAAATCAAAAACTTGCGAAGTTTTGGGTTGCCGTACAGGATGCACAAGACTTGGACTTCCAGGCGGCTGCAATTGACATCGTTGAGACTTTCTTCAATGTGTTCTCGGTGGACCATGCGGTGGATCTTCAGAGATTCCGGGAGAAAAACTTGTTGCCGGAGGAACAAATCGTTGAGTTGGAGCTGAACGCAGCATTACCATACTCAGACTTCCTTTCTGAAGTGAAATTATTCCTTGGCAAGTTCAACTCACACGTACGGCGAGGGGCCGCAGCGTCAGTCCTACTCAGTGCATTCCACCATGACTGTCGCGCCGCGAGTGCAAGTCAAAAAGCCAAGATGATACATATGCTCAAAAAGGAGTTAGCAAACATCGAGCCCGAAAGCTTCAAGGGCTTACAATTTGCACTTGGCGGCGCGCCTGATTTGATCCCAATCCCCTTGAGGCCAATCGACAATCAAGACATCCGCGAATGTTTCAAACTTGGGAAGATTTCCCTGCCATCGCCGAATGGGGAGTATCGATTGCATAGGTTGACACAAGCGAACGGTGAGTAGGATTTCTCACCAATCCACAGGTTGATGGACCTGCAGCATGGTGCGACGGTGAACACCGAGAATCTTGCTGGACCCAACTACATATCCCCGGATTCTCGTGGAGCGCAGATACAGCATGCTCTTATAGAGGCCGTCGTCGCCGCGGGTCTGGGGGCTCGCCTGTGTAACGATGCGGCCATGGTGCCCTGGTACCAGGCACAATTAGCCAACCCGGGAATTGACTATGTTGCTGACGTTTTGCGCAAGTCTGAAGCACTTTTCACCCAACCCTCGGTCAAGAATTGGCTAGCACACATAACAGGTCTAGCAATGGGTGGCAAATCCAAAGTCCCGCGCACGTGGATATCGGTAAACGACCTGGTTGTGGTACCTACTCGAGAGCTAAAAGAGGAATGGCAAGAGAATTTGGGCAAGCTTGAACCTTTGCGCAGGGCTACCGTGGTGACTCAGCATGAGGCGCTGGTAACCAAGTATGCTTCACGGTATGTGATCATAGACGAATGTTATGCATTTGATCCGGAACATTTACAGGCCATCGCTAACAGACATTCGCGCAGCAAGGGGGTCGTTACTATTGGGGATAGACGACAAATCTCGAATGTCTTCTCCCCGACACAACTCAAACTTATTGCTTCTGACGCTCCTTGCGTGATGATCACTCCAACAACTTTCGTTGGGTGGGATGCTGCTGTTACATACCTGCACAGCACAGTCACAGATACCTTCGTGGAGGATTTGTTTTGTGGGTCAGAGGATGCTGAGGCCATGTGCTATACACTCACAGCAGATGACACATTACTGCCAGGAGAGGGCGACATAGCCATGCAAGGCACTCAAGTGGGAAAGGAAATGGTGTTACAGCGGGGCGTTAAAGCCGCCACGGTTCATGAGTGTCAGGGCCGGCGCTCAGAGTACTCGGTGATTCACGGTCTAGGCAAGGCATTGGGTGGCGATTTGCGTTGGTTGGGACAAGCTGAGCAAGCCTCACACTGTGCCGTCGGCTTCACAAGGGCTCGGAAGAAGACAATCTTCGTGGTTGAAGGAGTTTCTGTATTGACCAATTTCCGATGGTTTGATGACACATCCGTGAATGGACGGTTACCTGACACTGTCATCATGGGTGGTACCTCTTGGGACTTTTGCGAGGTGCGAGCCGAGAGCGAGTCAACATGGCACCATATACATGAGCCCAACATTATCGAATCGAGCCTAATCGAACAGCCACTCACAGATCCTGTGACGGTGGCCACAGTGTTCACGTCGTCTGGTGAGCCACTCTCCACGTCGGAGATTCGCACGAATGTAGAGCTCGTATCTGGCGTTAGTTTCAGGGATGAAGGGATTGCTCACTCTGACGCTTTCGACAATTATACTTTTCAGCCACGTGATGTGCCGGGAGCCGACCAGGTTCAAGCGTTGACTCGCAGCGTGCCCGATGTTCGAACCAGGCCGCAAGACTATGTTGATGCTGAGATCATAGTACAGTGGTTGTTCGAGGAGGTGATTGATAAGAAACTCTTCTTTGCTCACATTAACAACTCTAGACGGGCTGCCATCCATAGGCAAACGAGGCAACAGGCAATTGATGGTGCATATGCCAATTATGAGACTGCTGCTTCAACTTTATCATTTGCTTTTCTGAAACCGGAATTCGCAAAAAAACCTTCGGAAATGCAGAATGGTCCCTCGGAGTTGAAGGCCCAAGGCGTTGTCTCCGCTAGTGATCTGCAACAGGCGATATTCGCGGATACCTGCGATGCACTGACACACGCGTGGGCGCGATCAATGCAGCAGGGCAAACTCTCACCAGTGGGTCTCCGGGAGGAGGAAGTTGAGGATTTCTTGGCAACCTTTGAATCTTCTGTGGAGCTAGATATCGAGAAACAAGATTCTTCGCATCGTCCAGTGCATGTCATTGTTGCATCTATTTTTCTTGAGATGACTGCAGACAAGCAAGGTCTTGGAGCCCTCGCGAAGGAAATCAGGGATGAGCGGAGGGTACGCATGATGGGTTCGCCATTCAAGTTTGTCTTGAACAAAGCGCTAGCGTCTGGTGATCCTTGGACTTTGATCATCAATAAGATAATGGCGTTTAGCTCATTGATCAGTGTTGCTAGACTCAAGGACGTCCGCATTTGTCAAAGTGGTGATGACGTCACCATGGACCGCGAACCAGAGTGGCGAGGCGCAGGTATCAAGGATCAAAGCAAAGCCAACGCTGGGTTGACCTGGAAGGTAGAGGAAAGATCGCAGCGTCAAAACGGTGTCACATTTATCAGCCGAGCTGTGCTTCCTCACCGTACTGTCGTGTATAAGGCGCTGCGCACGATTTTGAAATATGCGTATCGCAAGCGCAACCAGATACAACATGCCGGTATATCCGCTGATGCTTGCCGCATTGAAGCCTTGGCGGCGCGCCACGGTCTTCAAGCCTATTGTGAAGCGCGGTGCCAAGTGTGGGGCGGTGACCCAGTGGTTGTGTTCGATTTGTGGACTAGGGCTTTGGCCGTGGCGCAGGCGGACTTTTCTTCGTTACCTGATTCTTTGCGCTCAGAGGAACCGAGACAATATACAGTCCGTGAGCGGAACGGCGGTTGTTTCGGGTATGCACTGGCGAATTGCGTGAAGACAAATGTCGCTGCAATCAATGC